AAGATAAAATATCTAAAAGAATATTTAATGAACTACCTTCAAAATCATAATCTTGAAATGATGTTTGACCTTGTAAAAATGATTTTAAGTTTACTTTGATTGCGTCAAAATCATAATCTGATACTACTAACTTATTTGACATTTATTATCTTATCCTTTGTAAAAATGTTTCAACAACTTGTGGACCTGGAACTCCTATAACATAAAAATAAATGTCAACTACTAATCTATTTCCATCTTGGTCGTCATCAACTTCAACACTTTGTAATTGTATTCTTGGCTCGTAGTTAATTAAAACTTCTTCTATTTTTCTTTCTAAAAAAACTTTAGTCATGGGTGTAAAGTTTTCAAATAACAATTCTCTAATACCACAACCTAATTCTGGTTGAAATGGTCTTTCGTAAAAATTAGTTTGTACTAAATTTCTTACGGACCTTTTTACTGCTATAACATCTTCTACTACATTAACATCATTAGTTACAGGATTTCTAGCAAAATCTAGGTCTATATCCCTAAAATTTCTTGAATTTCGTGTACTTTTATTTTGTGTTTGTGAGTCGTATATTGCCATAACGGTAATATTTATAACAATTATCTAGCCGTTTGCAAAAACATTACCACTACCACTTGTCATTGCGCCTGCGTCTGCACTATCGCCTATTCTTGCAACTGCAATACCAACAACAAACACATTTGGCGAACCTGCGTTTACATTTGCTACATGGTCAGGACAAGGTGGTGCTGGTGGATTAGGGTGAGGCACCGTTGGGTCGCTTACTCTTGCAACTAAAATATTATTTGCAAAAACAGTAGATTGACCAGGTGTATCTAAAGTGGTTGTACTGGTACAGATATGACCAGTTGATAAACTATCGCCTTTTCTACTAACGGCTGGCATTCTTAGCCTTCATAGCTAATCTTCTTTGTTCCTGTAAAATTGATTGTCTTAACTTTCTACCAATTGGTATTACTATTGAATGACACATCTCTTTACCTTTTTTACTAATATATTCAACACTTATCATTTTATCTTTAAAATCACCTTGAACAGATTTAATAGCTTTCTTTAAACTTATATCTTCTTCCACAATGAGATTCGTGTCCACAATTGTTGCAATAAGTCATATTATATTTATCCTAAAAATTACAAGCTGCTTTCATTTGTTCTATTTGTATTTTTCTCATATCATCAAGAGATTCTAACGCTGATTCGCTAATTTTTTCATAATCAGGCGACCATTTGCACTCGAATCGTTCATTTTTTGTTGAAAAACTGCAAGAATTCAACAAAAAGAACAAAACTAGAACAAAAAAAGTTAAAAATCGTTGATTTATAAGGGTTTTTTTCGCCATTTTTTTGAATTTTATGCTTGCTTTCTATATTTAGTTGTGGTATACTGGACTAGTAAAATGAGAAAGGAAACAAACACTATGAAAACAATAATTTCTGCAATATTAATCACATTAGGTCTTATTATGATGGCTGGCGCTGCCGGTGATTGTGATGGAAAATGTATGGAAAACGCAAACTCACTATTGACTATGTTTTTTCTAGCACTCACAGGTATGATAACTTTTATATCTGGTGGTTTAGTAGCAATCAAATCTTAATTTAACAAAAGGACAATAACTATGATAAAAGTATCACAAAAATGCGAAACACTAGACGAAGGAATTAAATTCTTAATGGCTGGTGCAAAAGCCGACTATGTTGCAATGTCAACTAGTTATGGTAAAAAAGAATTAACAGGTTGGGCATTAGAACAAACTGATAATTGGGATAAAAAAACAAAAATCTCACAAGGTAAAAAGTACATTAAGATTGTACAAGATACTGGTGTTTTTTGTTTTATTGTAAAAGAAGACTTTAAACATTTTAAAAAAGGTGATATATTGAAAGCTGCTGGTTACAATGCACCTGCTTTAAATTCACCAAGAGGTAATGTACTTTCTGGTAATTACCCAATTCAATGGACTGGTCCATTATATTTAAAATAGGAGAATACTATGAATAGAAGAAAAAGAATTTTTGACAAAGTTGTAATGCCATTAATATCAAAATACATGATTGACCCTTTTAAATACAAAGGCTCATGTATTGCCTCTGGCATACCAATTAAATACTTAAAATATTTTAAAGAGGTGACAGCTCATAAAAATGCTATGAACATAAGATACAGGTACAGAGGTGTTTCAAAACCTTATTATCAAAGACCTCAATCTTTTTGTCATATGCATGGTGCTGATACTTTCGCACTATACACCAGATAACTTCTTTGTTTGTTGTTGTTTCCCCCTAGTAGAGATACTAGGGGGTTTTTATTTTTAGATATTTTGTAATCTTGGATCTTTAGAAGTAATATTTGTTTTTGCCTTTGGTCTAGCAATAGATTGTTTACTTCTTTCTCTCAATTGAGCCTTTGTAGAAATCTCTTGTTGTTTTTTCTTAAACAACGATTTCAAATCCCATTTGAAATTCATACCACCCTCCTTGTTAAAGTTAGGTGCGTTGCTTCGGCATTTGCCTACTTCCAACATAATAATGTTCAACGTTTAATTATTTATCCTCGTCTTCTTCGTATGTAGAAGGACAACCACCCCAATCGTGGTTATCATCGTTGACAATTAAACCTCTATTATGTTTTTCCTGTAAATATTTTTCTTCATCTTCCATATAGCTACTTATAAATCAAAGTTTACAGAATTTACAGCTATTTTGTAAATCGAGTCAATACATTGTAAAGATAAATTGACTCTAATTTACTAATACTTTAATACGATAGAGATACTTTGTAAGGGGACTATTTGGTTGATATCCCCAAGGTTGTTTTTTCTTAGGTTTTCTTTTCTTCTTTTTAGACACGAAGTTTTACATTTACTTATAATATATAAAATTTACACATCAGGTATAGAAAAGTAGCAGAGCAGAAAAAAGAATCCGACAGCTAAATAGTAGTAAAAAGGAGAAATGAATATACAATGTTTACACTTACCACCAAATCAAAAAACTTCTATCTTAATATACTTAAAATTTTTAGTGTGCGTGATGATGATAGCATCGATGCTGGTGTCAAATCTTACTGCCAGGCCGAATACGGTAAAGATTGGTATTGGGCGTACAATTCTTACAAAACAGACGGAAAGTTTCCATCAGTTGCAATATCCAGAATCAACAGAGGCATCCATTAATGTGGCCATATAACGAAGAAGAAAACGACTTTATTTCAAAGACCGCCAAAAGTTAATTATAGGATTATCACTAGTCTTATTTTTATCTTTCGTAGGCATTTCTACATAAAAGATAATACTAAACACTATTAAGGTTACCACCATACCAATGGCTAATAACCCTATTCCTTGAAAGAATAACATACAGTATATATTAGAGTTTAAAAGAGTTTCCTCCGGATTTTGGGAGACCGGTTTCCAAGGTCCTCTGGAGCTTTTCCTGACGGACTAACACCGATATATATAATATCACAAAGCTTGACATTACCGCCATAATAGTGTATACTAGACATATGAAAAAGAAGTATTTCCACGAAGTTATCGAAGAAGACGAAAAGATACTGGCGATTGGTCTTAAACAGTCCAGGTTGCATAAGAAAGAAAGACTTGAAAGAGAAAAGATAAGACAAGCCAATATGCAATCAGATAATATTGAAATGGAAAAATTAAAGAATGAATAGAGATATATTTGAAAGTGTAATAGATGTAGGTAGTGGTTTTCTATTGGCCGTTCTTATACAACTCCTAATATTCCCTTTATTCGGTCTCTATCCGTCTATCTTTGATAGTATGGGTATTGCACTCATCTTTACTGTAGTGTCCATGACAAGGTCTGCACTATGGCGTAGATACTTTAGAAAGAAAAGAAGTTGATTAGAGGATGCATAGGGTTTAGTTATATCTCAGGTCACCTGTATGGCCATATGTTAATAGTAAGAGGGAAAAGAGTATTAAGTGTGCCTCTACCTATTGGTGTGTATGGGATAATGAAAAGACTTTGGACTTCAAAAAATATCCTTGGAAAAATTTTATATAAGAAACCTAATTGGCGTGAGGAGATGGAAACAGCTAAATCGCCTTAGTATATTTCTCTACAACCATATTACATTTATAGATTAGAAGCCAGCTCCAGTCCTAGCTAAGCGCTTTTTCTGGTAGTTTTTCCTAGTTAAGATTTATAGGTACTGCGTTAATGTCAACTTCGCCGGCGTTTATCTCTACTTCACCGTTTATATTCGTAGTTTGCGTTTGTGCTGACTCTATGATATTACCTTCAACGGCCATAGTAAAGTTACCACCAACCTTAACGTTGTAATCACCACCACTATTTACGTTTATGTTACCATCTACGGTAACCATATTAATGTTGCCTTTGTCCACTTGTATGTTAATGTTAGCATTTGGCCCTATCTGTAGGTCATAGTGGTTATTGGTGGCGCCGTCTTTGTTAATGTATATCTTGTGTCTGCCATTTATGGTTAAGTCTTTGTTACCTTCAATTAACTCTTGCCTTTTGCCACCGGTAAAGGTATACTGGTCGCCTTTAATTATGTCGGTCTTTGTGCCATCTGGATGTATTTCAAAGGAAGTACCAGTCTTGTGTCGTAGGTGTATTCTTTCATGTTCGGGTGTATCATCGTATTCCACCAGATGACCTGATTCGGTCTCCATTACCTTGTTGTAAGGATAAACGGTGGCATAGGGTATTTCAGGCTGGTCAAATGTGTCGCCATCGCTGGCCTCCACTACCGAATCATCTGCAGCTTCTACTGTATTAAAGTCTGCCGTTGCTACTCCGTTAATCCTTGTTGCCCTACGAAGAGGTAAACTTAGGTGTGGATTGGTCTCCGAACCATCCTCCTTGAGGTTAACGGCTAATCTGTTTGTATCTACTTCATCTATATGCCGTGGGTAAACTCCGTTAGGGTCATAAAAGCCCTTGTCTTTATTTGCCAACTCAAACGGCCTGCCAGGTATACTACCCAACACAACTGGCTCTTGCATTGCCTCACCATCTCTAAAGTAACCAAACACCCAACTACCTTCAAGTAAAGCAGAGGGACTTTCACCAACACCAGATATGCTAGCACCAGTCACCGGCATTATACATTGAGCCCATGGTAGATCGGCCGTTGGCAAGTCTGTCTTGTTATCTGTATGAATACCTATACATCTCACACGAACACGGCCAAGGTACTGAGGGTCTTGTCTGTCTTCTACAACACCAGTAAACCAAGTAAAACCGTTACGGCCGCTAAAATTTTTGTCTGAGTTCATTTTATTTCTTTCGATATTTGTTTTGTTTTATTACGCTGGCTATACGTCATTTAGTTCTATTTCTCTTCTTACTACGCACCACTACATGGCCATGCTTTAAGTAAACTCCAATACCCTTTAATATACTATATATGTTGGAAACCTTATCTTTTATTCTACGAT